GTCTTACTTGAGACACGTTTACTAGGTCTACAAGCAGGGTATCCTCTTTTTTCGCCTTTTTGACGACCACAAGGTTTACCAGTTTTTACATCAACCCAGTTTTCTTTAAACCAACGGGTTAAACCACCGCTACTTCTTGCCACGTTTACTCTCCGTGCGATAAGTTCCTCCACGCTTCTTATACTCTCGTACAAGCCACGCATTAGCATAGGCAGAAGGATAAACCTTGAATTTACGCTTAGCTTCCGCTTTTACCCTAGAGTATAACGCTTTATTTACAGGAACATTCGCCACGTTTTTTACCTCCCTTCTTCTTTTTCTTCTTCTTTTTCATCCCAGTGTGATAAGGCATAGTAAGAATTAGGTTTCTTAGTATATTCTAAACGAAGTTTGGCCTAATGTCTCTGGTTTGGCAAGGTTAAATTGCTGGAGACATAGGTATCCGAAAGCGTCAAATGCGTGGTCGACTCCAAGGTTTTTGTTTGGCATACCCGTATTCGGAGCGTAAGTCAGAGTTCGGAGGGATTTTATCAATTCTTTACAGCGTGGGTGAATCAAAGTTCGTCTTTCTCCTGCTGCATCAAACAATGCGGTGTTTACTGACGTAATTTTATCTCGTATTTTCCAGGGTGAACGTGGGGAGGATACTGTGAATCCGCTTCTGCGTAGGATAGTGTGGTCCGTTGAACCGACCCCTGATGTTTTTCGGGCTGCACCCGTGGGGTCAGGACAAGCAATTATGCGTCTTTCGACTCCATATCGGTGGGTTACTTCTTCTGCAAAATCCCAGGTTGTTGCACCACCCGTCATAATTATCTCGTCAAAAACGTATAAGTATTCTCGATGACGGACAGCACAGATTCCGCAAAGTGGATCTACGTTAAAATCGACTCCTAATAAGAGTGGGGCTATAGATATGTCCTCCGCTTCGGTAGAAATGTTGGAATCTGAAAATGAGACTGCAACAAGACCAGTGAGATTCTCGAAACTTGCCTCGAACTCTTGCTTAAATGTTCTGCTATCTAATTGGGCTTTGGCTGCTTCAACTTCTTCTTCTGGAACATTACCCCCGTCTATTGTTGTGAAGCTCCAGCGTTTCCAGTCACCTGTTTCATCTTCTGGAACGTAACACCATAAATCGTAAAACCATGAGGCTGTGCCATCTGGTGTGGAGATAAAGAGTGCCCAACCCTGTTTGTCTGCGAGGGCTGGTCTGATTACTTGGAACCAGACATCGGAATCCATGAAGGCTGCTTCATCAAGTACTACTCCAGCGAGGCTTCGGCCACGCAGGGTTGTTGCGTTTTCAGTTCCTTTGAGTTCGATTAGCGATCCATTAATTAGTTCGATTTTGAGATCGGTTTCGTTTTTGGAGGCTATCCATTCTCGTGGGATTAGTTTCTTTATTTCTTTCCATGCGATGTCTTTTGCCATGCGATAAGTTGGGGCACAGTAGAAATAGGTTTCGCCAGGGCGGTCTATTGCTGCTTTTAGTAGTTCGATACAGGATAAATATGATTTTCCGAATCTTCTGCCAGCTACCAGAACTCTAAATCGGTTATTTGCGTTGAACACCTCCCCCTGTGCCCATCTAAGTGATAACTTTTCGTCTGTTTTTGTGCTCATGTAGTAAAGAATAGCCCAAATATGAACAAATTTCCGTGTTTTAGTCGACTAAACCGTGTTTTTAGGGTTATTATTCAAGTATTAGTATTTATTTAGTCCGTGGCTCAAGCATACTATCGACCAGATGTAGACAGTCCAAACGCTCCGTTGGGTGGTAAGGTCTGTGGAAGAAGAAATCCAGATTCAGTTATCGAAGCTAGGAGGCAAAGATTGTACAGTCGTCAGCTAGAAGGCTTGACTACTAGACAGTTGGTTCTAGATCACGCAACCAAAGAGAATATTGGGGTGGATACAGCGTGGAGAGACTGGGGTAAGGTCAAAGAATGGAACGATGAGGACTGGGAAAAAGATAGAGAGAAGATGGTGGCACGACTCCAGGGGATGAGGATGAGGCTTTTTAACAAAGCGATGAAGAGGGGTCAGCTTCAGACTGCTGCTCAGATATTGGATTCGTTAGGCAAAGTGCTTGGGGAGAGTGAAGAAACAATCAATCTAAACACTCCACAGCTTTCTATAAGCGTAGAAGGAAAGAAAAAATAGTCTTAATTTGTAGATTTATCAGTAGGTTCGGGGCTCTTCTAATAGGTAATAAAATTTTTGCGACCCTGCCCCCGTGTTGGGCTGTGGGTGCGGTAGCCTGTGCGTGGGGTAGCTGGTGCGTGGGGAATTGGTGGGGTGCAGTGGATAGAGTAAATAACAAACAATAAAAAACCCGCACGGGGCGGGCGTGGTGTATTGTGTGCGAGCGTGGATTATTTCGCTTGGCTTGGTGGGGTGGTGTAGCCGTCTATATGTTCGGGTGCGTAGTAGCTCGCACCAAAAAACAAAATGATAAATAATATCATAGCGAAAAAAGATTTTTTGTTTTCAATCTTTATTGCTTTGGCTGTTGGTACTCTGCGTTGTGGTTGTGTCATGTGTTTGTGGGGGTAGTATGAGCAGTGAGACTAAAAACAACTAATTATCTTTTATTTTTAAGAATAGTTTTAATTGTTTTTCGCCGTTATAATAACTTATTTTGTGAGCTGATAAGTCGTAACTTTTTGGCATTTGTGCAAGCCATTTAATAAGTTCAGAATCCATAATTAGTTAATTGAAAAATACTTGTTAAATAATTTAGTAGCCTTAACGTGCTGGCCACTATTGGTTAATTGTTTAATCTGTTCTAAAACTTTTGTTTTAAAAATTTGTTCTTTAGTTTTCATTTTTTATAATCCCATTTGCATAATTTTTTTACCAACACTTTCAACAGTATCTGTTGATAGCTTTTTAACTTTTGATACTTTAGAAAATCCATAAACAAACATTTGTTTATCATCATCAAAAAATTTTGATGTATCAGGAATTGTGCGAGCTGGTGCGGGTTTGGTGGGGTCGCTTGTTTCGTAACACTTCCAAACACCCTTAGAGTTATAATTCCAATTTCCACTAGGTAGAAACAAATATTTAAACTCATCACAACAATCACGTTGAAAAAATTCTAAAACCCCTTTGTGTTTTTGTGGTTTGATATGTTCCCACGCTTCGGGGCGGTCTATATAGTACAAAGTTTTTAAAACTTGTTTATTATTAATCATTGGGTGCTTTTCCCTTTTCCAGTTTTGATTACTTACTAGACTTGAGATATCACCATTTGATATTAAATTTTGCACCTTTTCGGTAGTATCGAAAAACTTTTTTAAAAAGTATCCGTTGTGTTCGGGGTATCCGTCATAATGAGAATAAACAGAAGTAACTGTTTTGTCCTCGTTTAAGATTCCAATAACTGATCTAGTAGACATAATAAAAATTAAGATGGTTTTTAAAATAGGCTATTGCCTACCTTAATATTAACATGTATTTTTCTTGTAGTCTAGTACAGTATAAGCATTAACACACATAAAAACCCAATAAAAAACAGTAAGATTAATGAGATTAGCAACTAAAAAATCTAGTCATAGCAACACTTTTTTAGTCTTAAGTTAATAATCATATAATTTTAAAAGTACTACAATACAAATACACATAAACACATTTAAAAATATAGGATTCTCAATTATCTCATTTGAGATTTGGCCAATAAAAAACCCCGCTTTTGGCGGGGTGTATAGTGTCAAATAGTATCTTAACTCATAAAGATAGACACAATTCTTTTGATTTATCAATAATTGCTGAGTTTTTCCCGTAGTAGTTTTGCTCCATTCTTATTCTCGCCTTTTCGCTTTCGTCTTTTATATTACTAGCACCCATCTGATGAGAATAATAATAATTAATTCCATTGTGTAAACTGTATGCTGTTCTACCATTTAAACTAAATTCTTTTTCTAAATTTTCCTTAATCTGTTTAACCTCTACTAAATCTAAATATGTCTTATCTCTTTCTTGCTTAAGTGTTCTATCAATACATACTTTTTTATTATTCCACTTATCAAAATATAATCTTTCTAAAACTTCTTTAACTTGATTATCTGTTATTTCTTTGCGTACCATTAATTTATAATCTTGTATTGACTTTGTGAACTCACCTTTATTGAAATCAATAATTTGATTAATTCTAGCTACATTATCATTAATACTTTTTGTGTGCTTAAAAACTAAAGGATTTGATTGTTTTAATTTATTCATTTGGTTAAAACAGAACATTCGAAAATGTATAAATGATATGTGACAAGATACAGAGCTATCATGTGATGACACAATTACAAGTCTTAATTTGTGCGGGTCGTCTTGTTTTACATCTTCTACCGCACCATCTACCGCTAAGTTAAATACAAATCTTTTGTCATCAACATTCATTATTGACTCAATAGTTGTATTCCCTCTTATCTCACTAATTAATTTTTTAATAGTAGATAATTGAAGCGTAGTATATTGTAGCTTCGGAATATTCAAAAGATTATTATTTTGGTTATTAATAATTGCTTGGTGATCTTTTACCTCTATCAACTCACCGTTTACACCTTTATAAAATAGAGGTGCTTTAACTGCTTCAAAATCTAGCCCGTTATTTTTCCATATAATATCTAAATCATTTTTAAAAGTATCATCAATAAATTTTGACCCTTTGAAAATAGTTTCATTTGAACTATTTTGATAACCTAATTTTTCGGCTGTTAGTTGGTTGTTGATGTTGTTAGAAAATTGTTGACTATCCATATTGATAGTATTTTCTAATTGATTTTTGAAAAGTTCAATTTGATTGTTCATTTTAATTTTTGGGTGTAATTGAAAAGACACTATATAGTGTCCTTTATATATTACTACAATAATAAGTATTTGTATATAGATATTGACTATTTTTTCTTATCAATTATCTTGAATTACTAGCAATTTTGACTAGGTATTTTTACTCATACAATCCACTGTGCGTATTTTGATTTTTTCGTAGTGTCCACTGCGTAGGGTCAGATTTCGCACGATTTCGCACGGATTACTTGAAATAACTCAATTTTTAGCCAAAACATTCAAAAAACAAAAAATACACGAACCAACAAAATAGCTCCTATGAATGGGCGATTTTTAAAATTCTCAGAATTATCACTAAAAATAAAAAGTGAGAATTTACTATTTACAAGATACTAGAATAATACTATAATAAAATTGTTCACTAAACCACCTAAATTTATGGGCTTAGATATGTACTTAAAAGGTACAAAAACATTCGGGATTTATCCCAGAGGACAGTACAAACCTCCCTTCGAGAGAACTTTTGAATTTCAAAGTTTTCTCAATAACCATGATATGGAAAACGCTCCAGTAGATTACGAAACTCCTTGGTCGTGTTATTCTGTGCAATTACCTCTAATGTATTGGAGAAAATCGAACCAGATACACCAGTGGTTCGTTCAAAACGTACAGGGTGGTAAGGATAACTGTGAAGAGTACTCTGTTAGCTTAGATCAACTAAAACTTCTTAGTAAAACTATCGAACCAGCTTTAGTTTCAACCGCAGCAGCCAGTGAGTTACTTCCTACTACTGAAGGTTTCTTTTTTGGTTCTCAAGAATATGATGAATATTACTTCGAGGATTTAAAAAATACTAAGGAACAAATCGACAAAGTCATAGCGTACCAGACAGCAGCCGAAAACGCTCAGAAGTGTAGATGGCTTAATTTAAAAACTCATAACGGCACAATGTCCACTGAAGAGTTTAATGCGAAGTTCCCAACACTGACGAAGGATATTCCTTTTGATGATTTTTATTATCAATCCAGTTGGTAATGAATAAACATCAGATATATACCGCACTGGACAACATGGATAGATTCGGGGGAAGTTTTGTGGCTTCCCTCGCTTTTTGCTATTCTCAGGCCGATCCAGATAATCAAACCATACTGTATAACGCGTTTGAAGCCACCTTTACTAAATACGCTAATTTTAAAAATGAAAGTTAAACCTTACTATATTCTACTCAAGTGGAATATGAAGCACCCTGCAAATAAGTATCGTACCAGTCAGTACGATATATGGAAGGAGTATTATGACGATTACGTTTTTGACAGTATCCTTTACGAAGTAATCGAATTTTTTGATTCTTTATCTGAAGCTAGAGAACATAAAAGGAGATTGCTAAATGGATAAAAAGAAAGCAACTGACTTTATTCAAAAGTTACTTGTTTCTAATGAAGATAAAAAACCAGAAGAGCAACTACAAAGAAAAGATATTGTTGACATTCTTGTAGTAGATCACAAGATACCTGAAAGTACAGCTTACAGGTATTATGCTGATTCTCTTAGGGAATACGAGTGGGAACAAGAAAAGTCAGGCGATCCAACACGAATAGACAAGAACAAAAAAGTTCTTGACCAAGTGTGGGATATAGCACAAAACTACAAGTTAGTAGAAAAAGATGATGACCGATTTCTGCAAACGATCCAAATATGGTCAAAATTATCCACTAGATTTAAAAAATTATGACTGACTCATTTTTACACAACCATCAATCCGCACTGGACAGTCAGCGTGAAGATGATGCAATTCGAGATTTGGAAGATACGGGTATATATCCCGATCCAGATAACACACAAGATTGTGAAGATTACGAACCAACTGATCTTGAGATGCAACAGAGTTTTGGTACTGTCTGGCACGATTGGATATGAGTAACCAACAAAATGATGAACTTCTTGAAAATTTATTTGAAGAAGAAAAAGCATCCCTAATTAAAAAAGGGATGCACTTACTTTTTTCTACTGAAGAAATTGAAAATTGTGCTGGTAAGATAGCACGCTCCAGATTTAAGAATTTATTACAATGACTAACGATCCATTTAAAGAAATTGAACAAAAAGAGTTCAATTTAAAATTTTCATTCGATATGTTGATTAGTACTATTATGTTTACACAAAAAGTACAATCGCTTTATCCAGATGAAGACAATCCAGTAAATAAAAGCTGTACTCATTTATTAGATGAAATAGTAGATCAGTTAATTGAAGAAGATTCTGATATACTTAACGATTACTTCAATAGAATTAATCTAGATAATCTATTAGACAACAGCTAATTCTTTTAGGTTTTTGTGGTAACGATCCACTCTATCTAAAAATATACTTTCTGATCCTCGCAATTCTAAATTGTTGAGGATTTTTATTTGGGGTTTTCCGCTCCTACGAGCTACTACGACTGCTCCGTACTTTGGTTTTATGCCTGTTAGATGGTGCAGACCAAGACTATACGCTCCAAGTTGATGGCAAAATTGCTCAATCATGTCATCTGAGCGAACTTCTTTAGCAGTCTTCCAGTCCACTATGAATGGGCCATCTCCATCAATATCCAGTAAAGCGTCTGCTGTGCCAGCAAATCCGTAGCCTGGTTTATAGACGGAGAACTCAACTGCATGAATGGCCGTTACACGATCCAGTATGAATGATCGTAAACCTCTGGCGTAGCCTGACGCACTCCAGCTAACACGCGGCGCGGATTCAACTGCTTTTTGGAGACCCCATTGAGTGACTTTTTTCGGACAGCGTTCCAGTCCATCCGATCCAGTCCTCCATAAACCTCTTTTGTTTGAGTTTTGCCTTGCAAATTTTGCTGCAAGTTTGAGAACAAACTCTGCGTGGCTGTGTGCGAGCTTGCCTCTTTCGCAAGCAATATCACGCTCCACAATAGAATCGGACCTTTTAAGCCAATTTTCAAGGGCATCTTTTGTATGTTGGGGTGCGGTTTCTTTTAAAATATGTGTTACTGAGTGATATATGTTGTCGTCACAATCACGGTAGACTCTGTACGGTCCACTATTGTCTTGAATTAGATTCCATGTTCTGAGTGATGCTAGGGCATTTTGTTTGTCTAGCGTTCCCATGAATGGATAATAAATACACGTTCCCATAATTACTATACAGCAAAATAAAAGAGAGTCAAGGTAGACTCCCTGTGTTTAAAAGATATGGGTGCATAACTGCTATACCTTATTACACGCAGATTTGTTCCACCTTACGATGTCACTGCCTTCACAGAATAAATACAGATCGTACTGTTGATCAGGCAGACTCTCCGTAACTGCACCCATGAATGGGGATTATTCTTCTTCTTTAAAGGGATTACCACCTGTTATGAGTCTTTCAAGATCGAACTCTTTTTCTGCTTCCCAAGCATCTTCTACGGTTTTAGCCATAGCTTTTTTCTTAGGGGCAGCTTGCACAGTGTACTTTGTGTCTGTGCCTTGACCTTCGCGAGATAAGTAAAAGTCACAGTCAGTCATAGAGTCTGCGTAATCTTCTAATTGGCT